AGTTGTAGTCTGTACTAGTCCAATCTATAGGAACGACATTCTAATGTCAACATAGCTACAGGCACGGATCACATGTCAATATTCCCAATTTCGGCATAATGTAGGCATACCAGCACTCAAGAATCAACATCGAAGCTGTAAAACCTAGGCACCTGAAGCGGTGCAGAATCTAGGCATGGGGGCCCTAGGGATTGGGGCCAGGGGCTAGGAAGCCCATTGAGGCTTGGCAGGGGGTATGTGTGTGTGTGACACCTCCCAAGCGATAACTTTAATCCAAAATCACTTTGCCCCCCATATTCTCATTTTTCACTGGGACTCCTGATTCTAGGCACGATACACATGTGACACACAGAACGAATGTTCTGTGACACACACCTGTGACACACATGTGACACACATGTGTATTGTGACGCATTGCACAACACACATGTGACACACTGAACATTTGTTCTATAGGTTTTTGTGCCTAGAATGGCATACACACATGTGACACACAGAACATATGTTCAGTGTGTTGTGACTTATGTCACAGTATAGAGACAGAGTATTTTTACTAAAAAATTCCCGAACGTATATATATATATATATATATATAAAACCCCAGTGACACACATGTGTGTTGTGACTATGTTGTTGATAAACATCTGCTCAAGGCCTTCGGCCCGCAATGTTCATCAACCATTTTGTTTTGTTGTAATGAAGTAGTTAAGGTATAGACGCCACCAATGTGTGTGTCTTTTTGTATTGACAACATGGTGTGTTTATGAGGACAATGGGGTATGGCTCGACGAAGGGAAACTCTCAAGCACCCTGCTCTGTCTGGGAAAGAGCGCAAGGAAACTGCTGCGGACATGTTACGTTTGCAGGACGAGTTGCGTTTATCACCTGACTGGGTTGGCCTCAACCAGGTTCACCACATGTTTCTTGCAGCGTACTGCTGGTCAAAGGATGAAGATTTAGCGACGCAGCAGATAGGCAAGGATCGTGGATGGGTAAATGACCAGAGGTATGAGCATCCTGGTTTCAAGGGGCTTATGGACAGGGTAACTGAGCATCCCCTGGAGTTCTCAAAGACCCTTCTTGAGCAGATGGTTCCGTGGAGTATCATAATTCTCCAGCAGCTTATGATGCAGACAGATAACAAGACTGTGCAGTTGAATGCGATAAAGCACCACCACAGTCTTATGGATATACAGGAAAGGCCCGAAGGTGTGGAACAGAAGGGGAACTTCCTGAATGTGAATGTTCAGATGTTTGGTGACGAGAAGAAACTTGGAGAGGTGATTGAGGTAACAGATGCTGGAAAGGCTTGATCTTTCAAATATCTATACACCTCATGCAGGGCAGGAGTATCTTCATTCTGTTGACAAGAAGGTCAAGGTACTGGAAGTTGGCAGAAGGTGGGGAAAGTCCCGTTTTGCACTGTGGGAGCTTATAAAGCGGTATGTTGAGATAATAGCGGAGCCTGCCCCATCAAGTCTTGTACCACCTTTTCATGCGTGGATTATCGCCCCTTCGTATCCACAGGCAAGACAGGTGTGGAACGAACTTATTGCGTTTATGCCACAGGAGTTTATAACCCCTGGCGGTATTCACCAGGATTCACATATGATCTATCTCAGGGGGAGTGAAGTCAGGTCGTGGGGGCTTGTTGAAGTGAAATCAGCACATGATCCCGATTCCCTCCAGACAGCAGGTATTGATTTCCTCTGGATAACGGAGGCTCAGGATATCGCTGATCGGGCCTTTGAGAAGGTTATCCCTACACTGCGTTCACCAGGAAGAAAAGGGTACGCAGTATTTGAAGGGATACCCAGTCTCTGGATGGATCACTGGTTCCACAGGACATTCATGGCGGCAGAATCTGGTGCTATGCCTAATGCACTCGCATATAAGGCAAGCTCCTTTGAAAACCCCCTTATGACAGAAGAACATAAGGCAGAGATCGAAATGGATAAGGAAATTCTCATGGAAGCGACGTGGCGTCGTATGTACCTCGCAGAGTTTTCGGAATCCGCAGGCTACTTCAGGAATGTTACGGATTCCATCGCTGGCGATCTCCTGCCCGAACCCCTTGCAGGTGCAGAATATGTCGGTGGCCTCGACCTCGGGAGAAAAGTCGACGCATCTGTTCTGATTATCATGGACGCACACGAACGTAAGGTCGTCAGTACCTACGCATGGGACGACGGAACGAACTGGGTTCTCCAGAGAGAAGCTATGGTGCGTATATCAAAACAGTGGGGACTCTCCCGTCTCGTTATCGACGCTACAGGTATGGGCGGCGATATATTTACCCAGGAACTTCAGGAGGCAAATATGCCCGTGGAGCCGTACATTCTGACGGCATCTTCACGTGCATCTCTCCTTCAGGAGCTTGCAGTCGCTATGGAGCGTGGAACAGTCTCTTTCCCTTCAGTTCCTATGCTCCTGCGACAGCTTCGTGCATTCCAGTACAGGAAAATGCCAGGCGGTACCTACAGGGTGGAAGCACCCCCTGGTGAACACGACGACTGGGTGTTTGCATTTTCACTGGCACTGACCGCTTGTGCCCAGGCACCACGCATCACACCGAAACTTATGAGAATGAGGTCAATGCGCTACGCACCTACATCAGATGATGTCGTCTCTGGACAGGCTGCAAAGAATAGCAGAGGGGCACGTATGATGAGAGAACGCAGGCTTGACCGAATTCAGGAGCGTATAGACTTAGCAGGGGTGTAATAATGGTAACAATGTCACCTGACCGCACAGATGGGAAATGGATTCCTGGCTACGAGGAAAGTGGCGAAGCAGGTAATCCTCCCACGATAGATGAAATACTCTCACTGTTCAGTGAGTCAAAACTCTACTACGGTGCGTTTCATCAGCAGTGCGCTACAGAAGAGGACTTCTACACGGGAAGACGTACAGTCCCCCACCCAGAAGGGATTGATCCTGTCTGGCCCTCAACCGCTACCGCTATCGTCAATGTCGGTACCGATCACGTTGATGTGAATAACCTCGCTATTGACATTCCATCGTCAGCACGAAGCCGAGCACGTGCTGAACGACTCAAGAAGTTCTACCAGGGAGTATGGGCTTCAATAAAACAGCCCGTTCTCAGAACCTCTGTCAGACAGGCCTTCCTCTACGGAATATCGTGGCTCAAGATCATGTTCGACCCAGACAGGTGGCCCGAAGCCCCCGTTCTCGATGATTACGAAGACGAAGCTGCCTACAAGGAAGCACTCTCCGACTTTATGGACAGACGTGATATCTCATTCCCATTCATAGTCTCAACAGTCAACCCCAGGAACCTCGTGTGGGACGACTCGAAAACAAGAGTCAAATGGGCTATAGAGTTCAGCCAGCGAGGCGTTAGGGAACTGCAGAGACGCTACCCCGAATGGATAACAAAGAAGGAATCAGGCCAGATAGCCCAGTGGATAGAATACTGGGACGAAGACTGGGTCGCCTATATCGCAGATAACGAGTTCGTATACGGCCCCAAGAAACACGGCTACGGATTTATGCCCTATACCCCCGTTCTACCGATGCACTCCTATACTTTTGAAGACGGCGCACCACAGGAACGGTATACAGGAATACTCAAGCCAGTTCACTCACTACTCGACGAAGAAGCACGGCTTATCACACAGATGGGTGCTATCGTCAGGACTACAGCGTACAGAACACTCGACTTCGCAGGCCCAAGACAACAGGCCGAGGAAGCAGCAGAGAACTACGAGATGTTCGCAGGCAAGAACATTATCCCCCCTGGCGTTGATGTCAGGGTATCCCCTATGGTTCAGATTCCCCCTGATCTCAATAATCAGCTTAACCTTGTTGAAAATCTGATAGAACAGGCGACGTTCCCGAACGTCATCAGGGGCGTAAGACCACGTGGAGTGTCAACAGGTTTCGCTATATCTGTTCTTGCAGGTATGGGGAGACTCGTGTTCCAGGGAGTTGCCGACGGAATCCGTCACAGCGTTGAGCAGGCAAACAGTAAGTTCGCTATGCTTGTCGAGAATAAACTCATGGGAAGGGTGACTGTCCACGCACGGAGCGATATCCATAACTTCGATCAGTCAATAGGGCCAGAAGATATTCGTGGATACTACGAAAATATCGTGCAGATCAAGGCTGAAGCCCCCGAAGAACAGGAACGGGTAGCACTTCTCGCTCTCAGGCTGCACAGCGCAGGTATTATTTCAAAGTATACCGCACAGACACGAAGCGGAGTTATAAACCCACTGGAAGAACAGATGCAGATCAAGGCAGAACTCCTGCTTGAATCACCCGAGTTCCTCCAGTCACAGATTCAGCTCCTGATGAGCAGGCTCAACCTGCAGGGCCAGATGGCTGAAGCAATAGAACCAGGCGGTGCAGGATCATCACCGAATATCGGCTCTATGAATATCGGTGGAACACAGCTTCCACGTCTCGGAGAAGCCAATACACAGAGGGCACGAATAGCAGCAACCCAGGGTGAACCCTCTGTCTATCCAGATAATATGGGAGGCGTTGACAGCCTGGGGAACATACTAGGAAAACCAGGGGGCGGTGCACAGGGTATGCCATCTGGTGAGACGGTGAGGTAAATATGCCAAAAGAAACACAGATGGATCAGTTGCTCTCCCCTGTCGAGATGGCGGTTGAGCTTATCGGGCGTCAACAGGATGGAATATTCAATCGTATAGTAGCACCAAAACGGGCACCGAACAGCATAAACGGCGTACCAGAAAAGGATATCGTGGATTCTGTGCTTCAACGGCTTCAGGAGGAAACCTATGCCAACCAGATCAATCAATAAAAACGGATACGGTGAACAGTGGAATATGCCAGGATTTACTGATCCTATAAATTTTCTTGGCGACCAAGGGAATGTACAGTGGGATATGCCAGGATTTTTGGCATCGGGAAGTACGAGTCAGATAAATCCTGGTGCTGTAAATATTGCCCAGTCTCTTGATGCTATCAAGGAAGTGACGAACGGGGGTGGGGCTGCAGGTGTAGGGCCAGGAACAGTAAACTTAGGATTAAACAAAGGGGCAGACGTTACAACACCAATTATTTCGGCTGTAAAAACTATTGCAGATACAACGGGAGATAAGCCTGTTATTTCGGTGCCACCTAAGGATGTCAGGTTTAAAGAAACTGGTTTAAAGGATTCGGATATCTACGATCCAAAGACGGGTAATTTTATATCTGAGGGTATGCCAGGTTCTACCTCTAATAGAACATGGACAATGCAAACTACGCAGCCTAATTTGATAGTTGAGTATGACGCACAGAAAAAGAAAGAAGATGATTATCTTTTCCAACGTGCCCCAGGTAATATCTTTAATAAAACTACAGGTCGTAGATGGTCTGAAACTATGACACAGGAAAATAAGTGGGCATATGACGATCAGGTGGAGGCTGAGAACGACTGGCTGGAGAAAGCCAGGGAGAAAAGATTCGGTACCCCTGGGGTTATAGAGCTTATGCCAGGAACAGAGTTACCTGCCCTGGCTAAGAAGGAGATACCTGAACTTACAGCGGAAGAGATCAGGGGACTTTCCCCTGCAGAGCTAGAGGCTATCTACCCTGGGGGAGTACCAGGAGGAGATATCGCAACTAAAGCAG